GTCCATTGTGACAGTGACTTCTGCGCAGTCGACGTTAATCAGAGCCATAGAGTTCACTACGTTGGGAGACTGTAGAACATACTCCATGCCGCCAGATTGCTCGGTCTGCTCCTGAACTATGCCGTTGAATAGCTTCCAGCGGTTCGTGCTGGATACTTCGAGCCACCATGTGCCGTCGTCAGTTGTCGGATCGTTGCCGACGTTTCCTGCTTGCTGAGACTCGTAGATCTTATGAACGCCAGTTGTAATGATAACCCGGTCGCCGTCTGCGTAAGTAGTGCCGACCAGCCATGCCGAGTAGTCGTTCTCCGGGACGTCCGAAGACTGAAATATCGAGTCTGTAACCGTTTCCGGTCGAATTAGCTTCATATTATGCCCTCACTGGCGGCAAACCGTTCTTGTCCCAGCGGTCGTTTAGTCGATATAGCTTCGAAGTGTTTCTCGCCACTGCGATCATAACTTCTTCGATGCTCTGGCGTAGTCCGCTCATCTCGTCGGCTATATTGTCAGACGCCCGGGCCTGTTCTGCGGTCTGAACGCGCTCTCCGGCGTGCAGTTCTGCGACATAGCCGTCGTATGGAACCATATCGAGTCCATCTCTGTGAGAGCCTGAAATCGTCAGAGTAGTGTCGCTGCCGCCCATTCCTTCTGGAGCTTCTGGCCCCATGACGTTCATCGATTTAGCATCAAGAACTGCCTGCGCTCTTGCGACAATACCGGGAGCAGTACCGTCGCCTATTATGTCTCGAATTGCCGCGTCACTGACTCCATTTCTTACGCCGACCGCTTTAATCCATTCAGTAGCATATTGATCCATCTGGCTCTCAATGCTCTTTCCTTTCGCCTTACCTTCTTCGACGAACATACCGAGAACCGTTCCCGGGCCTGAGCCTTCGACTCCGAGACCGCTGAACGTGTGACCACTTAGATTTACATTATAGCCAGCGCCTTCAGTTATCGCCGTGAGAGCGGCGTCGAGTTCTCTTAGCGGAGCGACTGCCGCCATTGCCTGCTCGTTGGTCGCGTTTTGCTTAAATCCGAGCGGAGCAAATCCAGACTCGAAAGATGGCATAGAGAATATATTCGCGTCGCTCATGCCGCCAGTTTTCGCCATAGTCAGACCAGCGGTCGAAGTTGGAGTTCCTCCGCTATCTAGCGCTTTGGCAGCAAGATAAGCCGCGACCACTGCGGCAGCATAAGGCCCAGCAGTTGCGAGAGCATTAGCGAAGCCAGAACCAGCGGCAGCGCCTCCAGCTCCAGCCGTTCCCGCAGCAGCGGCAGCATTTGCAGCCATCGTTGAAGTGCCAGCCGCTATAGAAGCCCCGGCAGTTCCAGCCGTGCTTGCAGCAAGCGCAGCATTTGCAGCCATTGTGCTGGTTCCAGCAGCGATTGAAGATGCCGCAGCGGTAGATGCCGCAGCGCCGCCCCCGCCAGCCAAGATGCTACCGATAGTGCTTGAGATAGCACCGCCTCCAGCACTTGTTAGAGCGCTAGATGCCACGCTGCTCGTTATTGCGCTTGCAGCAGATGCTAGAGTTGAGCTTCCAGTAAATCCGACAATCTTGGCGATATAAGTCAGAACCTTAGACGCAATAATGTCGGCGACCATTTTCATGACCATCGCCTTAAAAGATTCTGCTAAGTTGCTGAACGCGCTCTTTCCGTTCTCAAAAAGATCAACAAAGAACCCGGATATATTGTTCTTCATCTTCTCGTATGCTCGCGATTGCTCTTCGGCGACTCGCTTTGCTTCTGCTTCGATAGCCTTCTGCGACTCGTCGTGCTGGGTCTCTAGTGCTTTCGCAGACTCATTGGCCGCATCTATAGCGGCTTTCTCTGCATAGAGCTGCTCGGTAGCTGCAACTATTTGCTCGCCGAGTTCTGAAGTAGCGTCGACTCCGGCCTTCTGTAGATTATTGCGGACTGCAATCTCGACATTGCTCATATAAAGCGCTTCGGTCTCGTTGCTTATCTCGCCAAGCAATTCTTCAGTTTTAGTGCGTGCCGCTTCTGTCTCTGCCGCCAATTCATTCGCTGCGACCGCTGTCTCGTCTATCGCTATCGCGTAATCAGAGAGAGATCGATCTGCGTCCTGATAGTTCGTGTCAGCCGTAGCGACTTCAGTGTTCATAGTAGCGAGCTGATCGTTCAGCTCATCGACGCGATTCTTGCTGGCCTCAATAGAATCGGCGTATATGTTAGTCGTCGTTTTTCCTTCTTTCAGACCAGCCAGAGTTTCATCGAATGTGCTGTTAAATGTGTTGAAAGCATCTGTCGGGTTCTTCACCGCAGCAGCGACCGCCGTCATAGTTGCGACCGCGACGTTCTGCATATAAGTAAACATCCCAGACAACTTGCTGAGAGCGCCGCCGACTGATTCGAGCAGGAATATATTCAGTTTATTGAATGCGATCTGGATATTGATACCAGCTTTCTCTGCTGCGACTTTAATTGAGTCCCAGTTCGCTATAATAGCGACCGCAGCCGTTGCGATAGCCGCAGCTATGAATCCTATCGGGTTCGCCCTGATTGCTGTATTCAGCGCCAGAACTGAGACCTGCATCGCTTTAAAGCCGCCAAGAATTCGCGTTGCGTTCGATCCGATGGTAAATGCCACGAACCCGGCAAGCGCTGCGCCGACTCCAGTTGTCAGAATATCGAGATTGTTAGTGATTCCGACTATGAGTGCGCTCGCCCCAGAGATAGCGGTAGAGAATAATTTAATCCCGCCCACGTCTCCGATCTTTCGGAATAGCGCAGAGACGTTATCTGACAGATTAGAGAGAAGGCCCGGGAGCGCTTTCATCTGATCTTCCATTGCCGAGCCGAACTTGGTCTCGCCAATACCGAGCAGATACTCCTGAATCTCTTGGGATGAGTTGCCGATCGTAGTAGTCATTCCCTGAAATGTCAGAGATACCCGGTCGCCTTCTTTCGATGCTTTGATGCCGAACTCTTTCAGACGCTCGAATTCGCCCGTAGAGGCGTCTGCGACTGCTTCGATCATTTGCATCATGTCTTTGCCCATCGCGGCTGACGTGTTGCCGTATGAGCGCAGAGCGCGTTCTGACGGGTCTAGTCCCAGCGCTTTGAGCTTGATAAAGCCTTCGACTGACTGATCGAGAGTAAATGGAGTCTGAGAGGCGAACTTTTCCAGTTCAGCGAACGCGAATGCCGCGTCTTCTGTGCTCCCGGTCATCGTCTTGAGAGAGCCTTTTAGTCTCTCTGACTCTGTAACTACGCTTGCGAAGTTGCTTACCAGTGCGCCGACGCCGAGCGCAGCCATAGCGCCGCCCAGCAGTTTGAATGCCGACGTTGTACTCTTGGCGCTTTTCGCCATGTCGTCGTTTGCAGCCGTAACCTTCTTACTTGCCATCTGCCCGGTAGTGCCGAGCTGCTTGATGTCTTCGTTAGCCGCTTTGACTTGTCGAGTGTCGACTTTGATCTGTATCGTTGCTAGATCCATGCTTGTCCTTTATTACGATGCCGCGAAGAACTGATTTCATGCCTTTGGCGATGTCTTGCTGTTCTTCTTGCGTGCGGTAGGGCGCTTGAACGTCCTGATTGTCGTATTTTAGCACACTGCTGGCATATAGAGCGGATAACCGTTTAATGGTCTCAGCTTCCCATCCGGTGAGATGCAGTCGCGTTCTCGCCACAAAAGCATCGATCTCTTGCCAAGTCAGTCCATGAACCCCGTTGCCGCTATTTAATGCGACTCCAATTCTGCTGAGTATTTCTATGATATAGCCGAACGGCTCCACGTCTGGGAACCGTCCGGCTATCTCATTACTATCGATCATCTCGATGCGTGATCTTTCTTTGTCTTTAGCCCGGGTAGAGAGCCATGCCCACTGCTGAACGTATTTGCTCAGCAGCCCGGTTATTTCAAAAAATAACTGGCTCTATCCCCTGCTGCTTCCATTAACTGCTCGGCGATCCAGTTGCGCTTTTCGTAGAGCATATTCGCGTTCTCTTTTGTGCATTTTAATGGCGCACCTTCGAACTCGATATTCTTGCTCCACTTGAGCGTGCTTTCTGCCAATATCTCGTAGAGTGCTGCTTCGAGAACTGCGCTTGGAATCTTTCGATCCTTATAACGATTCGCGTTCCGGGTATTAACTCGCTTTGCGGCGTTCTGCCACGTCTGCGAATCTTTGCCGAGAATGACAATCGTCAAATGCTCGCCCTCATCGTCTAGTAGATATTCGCCATTAGCCGGATGTTGGAGTTTTACTTCTACGCCTTCTTCCGCTGCTGCCTGTAAGTCAATGCTCGCTAAATCCATAAGTCACGCCCCGAATGTGTGTTTTATTAAGCTGCTACGTTCACTGGTGCATTTGTCAGCTCTAGTACGATGCTGTCTGACTTAATGCTGTCCACGCCGCCAGCGTTTACTTGATAGCTCATTACCAGACCAGTGAAATAATCGATTTCTCCGTCCGGGTAAGTGATTGCAACTGAGACTTCTGTATCAGTAGTCGCAGCAGCCTTCGCCGCAACTTGACCAGTATCCGCAGCGTCAGCAGCGAATGAAAGAGTCAGAGTTCCGTCGTTTACTGAGCCTTTACGCTTAACCACACGACGCTCACCGAGAGGCGAGTGAGTGATTAAGTTGTAAACTGAGCCGAATGCTGGGATCTCTGTAATCTCGCCAACTGTAGCGAATGTGAGAGCCGCGAATCCTGCTTCGTCGTATGTAGCGGGAGTGCCTGAGACGATGCCCAGAGTAGTGCCCGCAGATGTTTGAATAGCCATGTTAATTGCCTCTTATTTGCTTGCTGCTTTTAGATTCTTAACGAACAAGCGATTAAAATTCTGCATATTCTTCCGAACCATCCCGCCCGGAGCTTGCTTAGACCAGCCATACTCCAGACGTTCAATATACGGAAGGTTATTTGTCAGATAGTAGAGATCGCCCACTGCCACGCTTACTGTTTGGTCGACGTCTGCGATTGCTCTGGCTTCGCCCGATCTCACACTATCTACGGAAACTTCCCCAGTCGCCCCGCGACCGACGGATGCTTGCCAATTACCACGGGCACGCCCGGTATCTGCCGGAGTGTCCTTAATTATTGCCGTGCTTACTTCGAAAAGAGTCGCTCGGATGCCCTGACTCAGAGTCCGGTCGATCTTTTGTTCGATCTTCTTCCAGTCAGATTCCCAACTCAAACGAGCGCCCTCCAACTGATTGTTACCGGGATCTGATACCAGCCGTCTTCG